TTCTTCTTCTTCTGTCTCTGATTCATCATTGCCTTCTCCGCCTTGAGTAACTTCTTCTTCGACTTCTTCGGTGTTGCCTTCTTCGGCAGGATTTTCGCAGGTTTCATCTGAAGTTGGTTCAGGTGTATTGAAACCTTTTGCTTTTTCGTTCTTTTCTTTTAACCAGATATATATCTCATCACAAACATTAATAACATCATCAAATGTTTCGCAAGAATACGCCTTGTTAACATATCCAAGTTCTTCTTTAGTAAAGTTAACTTGAACCAAATCACGACATTTTGATTTAACGTTCAAACGATTCATGAAAGACATAATGTTTACATCTTTAGTACTAATACCGAAGAAATCGCGTTCAAGTAATTCTTTATAACCATTGATAAAGTTAGAACGCAACCCTGGGTATTTTGATTGAATCTTTTTCTCAATACGAATGTCTTCAACAATATTTGCATAAGACTTTGGGAAATCGTGATTATGAACTGCGTCATGCCAACCGTCAGCTGGAGTATATAACGCGTGACCTACTTCATGACCTAATAATAAGTCAGAAGTATCGTCAGTTATATCGGTCCAAGGTGGAATCAACATTGTGCGGGTTGTAGGGTTAAAGGACGCGGTATGTACAGAAGCCGTACGAATAGTAATGTCTTCGCTGGCCAACAATTTTCCAAGTAACGATTTATGCGCTTTCAAATTTTATTCCTTAACTCAATTTATAGATCTATTATATCAACTAATTGGGCTAATGTATACAATTATTTTCATTGTTTTTAGAACTTAAAAGAATATCCATATATTAAAATGGTATGGCGTCTGGGTCAGTCGAATCTATATTGTTATCAGCGCATAAGCTTTTGAGCCGTTTGATTTCGCTTTCTAATTCCCACGCGTTTAGATGCAATCTATGACGGTAATCTTTACCTCCTGTAGGAGAGAATAGCTCTTGCCACATCTGACTCCTTTCATGGTAATCAATAACCGACGTATACCCTGATTTAATTTCAGACATTCCTAAATCGCCGGCGCAATGATTCATGTCATATGCGCATCTCCGTGCTGCCTTAAGAACTAATGTATATTGCTCAAAGAATTCGAATCGAGTATCATGTCGATGTTTCCAACATACCATGTAAAACCATAACTTTCTCATTTTATAATCCCATGTATTTTTGCTGAGTCATAACTCTGCGCCTTTGTAAATGCATACGTGTCATATTCAACTATTCCATCTGAGCCTAATTTAATATAACAAGTGCCATCGTTATTAATAACTAAAGTACCACCCCAACCACCATGAGTACAATGCACTTCGCGCGTTTCAGAATTATACGTAAAGTGCGTATGATCGTCTAACACAACGTATTTCATTGTAGTATCAAGGGGCGTAACATCGCCTAATAATTGACTAATCATTCGCTGAGTGCCGTCGCCTGCGTTCTGTTTGATATTATAACGATACCTACGAATGAATGCTTCAAGCTCTGCAACACGTTCGTCTTTCTCTTCTAATCTTTTGGCAAAGGCTATAGCTAATCGCGAATCCATTTCGATGCTTGATGTAGCTTCGTCACACCAGCATTGACCTGCAGCTTCTAACGATTTTTCGCTTGGCATAATCATCTTCCTCCCCCATCCCATATTGGATCGTATTTTCTTTTAGGTTTAATAGATTCTTTTAAATCTGATAATTCCCTTTGCGCTTGAGATAACATCTGACTCATTTCGTTTATTGCTTTGCCTCGAGAATCGACTATACGCTGCTGTCGGCGGGTGTCCTTTTCAAGTTCTTCAATACGCTCCATTGGTTTATCTAGTTCAGTGTTCTCATACAGCGCAAAACAGAACTGCTCTAGTGCGTCTATCTGGTGTTCATCAAATCTATTGCATTCACCTTTTTCTAAAAGGTAATCCATAAATTCACTTCTGTTCATCGCCTTGCTCCTTTAGTGCTTTGGCTATAATTTCATTACCGACTTTTATCCAATTATCACCATGCTCTTTTAACAAACCTAACGCCCAGTGAATATAAACTGCTTGCTCATACTCTGCTTTGTTAGAGCCTTTTTCGTATATACCAGAATCAATTAAAATCTTGCCTATTGGGGCACATGCAAAGTTCGGCCTACCAAGAATTGATATTTCACCTACAGTCAGCTTTATCATTCGCCTTGCTGCTTGGTTCTACTACACTGCAAAGCACAGTTCGGAGCCAGTAGCCCCCAATTCATATTTGCACCACATTTAGGGCAGTCTCCATAATCGTCGTGGTGCGCTATAAGCCTATCTTCAAGCTCTGTAATGCGCTTGTCTTTAGCGTTTAATAGCGTCGCTGCATCAATTAAATCAATCTCAGTCTCGCCAAGCATTAAGCGGTGCGTCGATTCCATATCGCTATATGAGAATAGAAATTCACATTTATAGGTCATTCTTCTAACATTGCATCCAAACCTTCAATTCTTCTACTCTTGCTTCAGCATCAGCTTTCGTATCGAAGTACCCATCAGTATAATTGCCTATCTCTACTGCAAAAAGCTTTTTGCCATGGACGTCATAGGGCATGATGCGCCATCTTGGCGAGAAATTGAATATGCTGGTGAGAGCTTTATTCATCAGTTTGTACCTCAGCAAAACCAGTCCAATCGCGATTAATATCACAGCTGTTCTTTTGACAATAATACGTCGCTTCAGGCATTAAACCTGCAAGAGCTTCAGCAAATGCGTTAGCCGCATCCCAATCAGAACACTCGATGTTGTTCATTATTACGTCGCCATAGGCTCTACCTGAGCTTAAACTTATTTGATACTTAACCATTAGTATTCACCTTTTGGCGCGGGCATAGGTTGCCAATGAGTTACGCCACTGAATATAAAACCCATAGGTTCATCGTAGATTTTTCCTTTGTGCGGATATCCGATACCGACATTGCCGCCGTAAAAGTCAACGATAACCATCTTGTGCTCTGACCCAGGCATTTCATCTTTAACGCTAATCCAATTGTCTTTCATGCTTGAGCCACCTTCAATAATATTACTTCATAAGTATTTTTTGCAATATCATCTATTAGATAATGCTCAGCTTCTTTAAAATTGCTGAAAGAACCGTCGATGCAACATACTGATGGGTGGTTTTCAGACCATCTAACAAAACGCGATGACCAGATATTAAGATCTTCAAATATACTTTGAGATTGGATGATATAGCGCTCGCCCTTGCGAATTATTCGGTAGTTGTAATCAATCATAATATGATTCCTAAAAGTTGTAATCGTAAAATTTAACCGGCTTATCTGATAATAAGTAACGGCTACCGCTAGAATCCTGCCATCTTCGATTTGCTTTGCTGTATCTGATACGAATAATTTCGTTAGTTGTATCGGAAGTGATAAACCATCTCTGATCATCTTGATTTGAACAGTTAGCCGAGAATCCGCCAATATGGAATTTCAACTTGAACTTTGTGTCACGAACAGCATCCATGCGACGTACATCCATCGTTGACTTTGAAACAACTCGCATAACTTCGAATGGAGTGACATCTGAATAACCGTGACAATTTGCGTATTTCATAATTTAATTCCTTAACTCAATTTGTAGATCTATTATATCAAGGTTCTTAACCAATGTATATAGTTTTTATAGAATAAAAAAGAATATGGTTATATCATTATAGCTAGAATAGTTGCAAATGTGAAAATGATGGCAGCAGTTAGCATAAGAGCGAGAGCGACGTCAGTTTTCCATTTCACAATTACTTTTCCTCGCTAATTGCTATAAATGACGCAGGTCTTGTCACGTAATTATAAACGGCATATGGTAGTAATATTATTATCACTATTAGGACGGCGCGATGGAACGAACTGACTGGAAAGATTGGGTATTTCATGATTGAGCACCTTCGTCGCGTTTCTTTATGCCTTCTCTTAAAATTTTGATTTTTTCTTGTTGCTCTGCAATGCACTCGACCGCAGACTCAATATCATGGGCTAGGGAATATTTTTGTTCCTTAGTTAGCATTTCTGCAATTTTTAATAGATTATCTTTTAACATTTAAACTTCTCTTATGCAATTGAACTAAAGTTGCCTTCTTTCTTAAACTCAATCTTTGACTTGAATAACGAACTATCTTCAAGACCTTCGCGGTGGCTAATAACGAATACATTGTTTCCGTTTGATGCGGTTTCAAGTATACGAGTCAAATTGACCATTCCGTCCGAATCAATCGAAGAATCCATAGTTTCATCAAGTATTAACAAATTAGTTGAAGAGGAATTCTTCATTGCCGAGATCTGTCTCCACGTAAACAATAACGCAAGATCTATCCTAGCCTTTTCGCCTTCGCTGAAAGAGCTGTACTTGAAATTATCGCGATGTCTTGACTTAATCGTTTCGTTAAAGTTTTCGTCAAGGTTGAACGATACAAAGAAATCCATCGTCTGAAGATATTGATTAATAAGCTTGTTCATAACAGGAAGGTACTGTTTAATAATCTTAGTTTTTATACCAGTATCTTTTAGCATTTCAAGTGCAACAGTTGAGTAACGTTGTTCATCGACGACTTCTACCTTTTTATCAAACAAGATGGTCTTTTCTTCGTTCATATCATCAAGGATTGTCTTTTCCTTTTGAACATCATTAGTTGAACTTGATAGCGCCGCAATTTCTTTTTGAACCGATGTAATACTCTTTTGATGTTTTGCTATTAAAGTATTGTTATGCGTTACGACATTGTTCTTGCTAGTAATATCATCAAGGATTGCTTGTATTTCGTCAAACCGTGCTTCGGCTTCGTTAATTTCTATTTCGAGTTTTTCGATGCCTTCCTTAAGATCTTTTGCTCTGCCAACAGCTTTGTCACGACGAACACTTCTAAAGTCAGTGTCGATATGCTGTGTACACGTTGGGCAAGTTTCGTTCTCATCGTAGAACTTAGCTTCCTTTACGACACTACGGATTTCTTGATTAAATGTTGACTCATACTTGCTTAAAGTTTTCTTTGTACGTTTAACTGAGGCCATTCGTGTATCGGTAGAGTCTTGATTCGCTTCAATAAAAGTTTCGTATTCAGTATTCTGAGTCGCTAATGCCGCGATGTCATCCTCAAATCCAGATATGAGCGACTGTTTGTATTCAATGTTCTCTTCATTAAGAGTTGATATACCAGCGATGTACTTACGTTGCAGTTCAATCTTTTCTTTCTTCATATCAAGTTGATACGTTAAGTCAGTAGCTTGTTCGCGTAGTTTACCCATCTGTTCTTTTAGAATACCATTCATCTTAGAGAAGATATTAATGTCAAGTAGATCTTCAATGATTTCTCGACGATGGTGGGCAGGCAATTGCATAAACGGAATAAACGATGAAGATCCTAATACCACAATCTGGTGAAAGGATTTATGATTTAGCTTCAGAATATTTTGTTCAAGAAACTTCTGGTAATCTCGCACAGCACTATTCTGATTGACCATAACACCGTTCTGATAAATCTCAAAGCGATTAGGTTTAATACCACGAATCACTGTAAACTCATGCTTGCCAATAGTAAAGTCAATATGTACTTCGCACAATCTTTCGTTTACTGAGTTAATCAATTGAGCTCGGTTAATTGCGCGATGTGGTTTCCCAAACAATACGAATGATAAAGCATCAAGCATTGTCGACTTACCTGCGCCATTTTTGCCAACGATTAACGTCGTAGGAGCTCTGTCGAATTGTATCTCGGTAAACGTATCACCAGTCGATAATAGATTTTTCCATTTTATAGTTTTAAAGTGTACTGACATTAGGCAATTTCCAAATTAGATGCTTCGGTATATAAGCTACGCATTATACCTTTAATTCGATTTTTATCAAGATCGGTGTCAACTGACTCAACGTATGAATCAAGCAAGGTTGTCGTATCTTCAATTGATATACTATCGTCGTCAACACTTGAACCTGTAAATTCATCAAAGGTTTCGGCGATCTTTAGTTCATAAATGCCTGAATCTTGTACACGATCTACAAAACCATCAAACAAGTAAGGATCCGTCTTTTTAACAACAATTATCTTAACGAACTTTTCTGACAATTGATTGAATGGAAAGTCTTCATATGAATCGTTTTCATCGTTGTAATATATTTTCTGGTGCATTGTAATTGGATTACGAACTGCAACCATTTCACGAGTTTCAGTGTCGTAAACATGAAAGAACTTTGGATCATCAGCATCAGCCCAAGTAAATTCCATTTGAGAACCAAGATACGTTATATTGCCTTGAGACGACTTAGTATGGAAATGACCACTATATACTTGTTCAAATCGTTTAAAGATATCTACTTCCATGCCATGCGTATTCGTAATGCCTTTCATCATCTCAAAGCCATTTAATTCAAGATGACCGCCAAGGACCGAAGCCTTTGACTTTTTAATGAACGAAACGTATTCAGCGTAGTTTATATTATTAATCCAAGGAACTAAAGCAATTTTGCATCCATCATAATCAACATCAGTAGGAGTATCGATGATATTAACATTTTCATATCTACCCATAAGTTCATATAAAGAACATACTTGATTAGTTGACTTGTAATAAACGTCGTGATTACCAGGGATAATGTTCATTGTGATACCGGCTGATTCCATTGGATCTAGAAACATTTTACGGTTGGCATCAATTGCTTTTATATTGACAGTCTTACGATTATCATAATAATCGCCTAGATGGATAACTTCTGTGATATCGTTTTCTTTTAAATGGGGAAAGAATACTTCCTCGTAGAAACGTCGTTGGTAATTAATGAATATGTCAGACGATCCTCGACAACCTGCATGAGTATCATTTAAAACTGCTATTTTCATGCATCGACTCCAATAAAATTCTCGAGCCCTTGAGGTGGTTTCTTAGGCTTTTGTTCAACTTTTTCAACTGTTCGATTTTCCTGAACACCATTAGAATATGAACGCAAACGATCGACGGTTGCAGCCGAATCATTAAAGCCTGAATCATTACCATTTGTGTCGCCTTCAAAGAATTCTTCATACCCTGAACGTGCAATTAAACGAGATTTTATATCAAGCTGACGTTTTTCTTTTGCAATGCGTCGCAGAAATGCAAACCAAGCAATCTGAGTAAAATACGAGAATGCATTAGGTTTACCTGTACGAGTAACTTTTGCTATATCATAGTTTCGGATTGCTTTTAGGCAATTCTCGACGGCGTCCATAACCATTTCTTCTCTGAATGGATAATGAATAAAGTTGGATCTATGACCAAGGCCTTCGCATATTTTTAAGAAGCATGTTCCAATATATGTTGTGACTTGTGGGTGGGGTGGATCTATTTCAGATGTATCGTTTGCAGCTGCAGCTTCTTTAGCTTCGTTCGATGCTAATACGTAGTCATATACAGCTTCTGAGAAGTCGCGATTGCTAACGTAATGAGGCCTTTCTTTCGGTTTAAGTTTTGTTGTCATGCTTTGTTACCACTAATAATATAACCATTAGAACTATTGTATACTAGTATGGGAGAGATGTCAATAGAAATCTTTAGTTTATTTTAAAGATCTATCCAATTCTTAATTTTATTTTCAGTTGTCTATTGACATATCTTAATAACTGTGTTATAATAATATTGTTGCCGCGGAGGTTAGAGGTATACTATATTTAATGTACTGATTGATTTCCTGATATTGTTTCTTCAATTGATTCATCCTGTATATTACTCTTTGCCATTGATACTATTGCGCCAAGATACAATTCTTTATTATCTATATCCATTTTAACTGAAGTAATAATACCAGTCTTTAATAACATTGCGTTTGTATCAATACTCATCGATAACCATTGTCTAAGAGCAATTGAGTATTCACCACCATCATCCATACTTTCATAAATTTGAAGTGGCCCTTCAACTTCAATACGTTGGTCAGTTTCGGAGACAACGCATGCAACAACATCTTCACCATTCATCAACTTAAATTGACGTACATCTAATTTCTCGGCCTGCGCTCTCATTACTTTACTCATTACATTTTTACCTCAAAAATTTTAAAGTTAAATTTCTCGGAACTATAAATGCGAATCCTTTCGGCCGCATGTCTCAACGTGTAATTCTTTTTTGATTTCCAATGAAAGTCATCGGCAATATCATATAATGTTGTAACGCTACCATCATCGCTTTTTCGAAGTCCTCGGCCAATAGATTGAAGAATTTTTATTTGTGCTTTACTTGGAGATGCAAATATAATGTTATGCAAATTTCTTATATTAACTCCAGTACTGAAAGTTCCAAGAGAACAAACTAATATTGCGTCCTTTTCATTTTCAGTTATCTTTCTAACGTTTTCGCGTAAAGCACTATCAGTTTCGCCAGACACGTAAAATACTTTGCGACCTTCCTTTACTTTTTTATTTATTAGCTCATAAAGAGGCTTGCCATGTTTGCCAACAAATTGAAATAAGATTAACGTATTACCTGTTTGGTCAATAGCTAAATTAGATATTAAGTTGTTTCGTTTTTCATGACCGACAATATAATCCATTTCATGTTGGTATTTTAATTTTGATACAATCTTGCGTTCTTCGTCAGGATATTGCAATGCTAATATCTTTATATTGAGTTCAGCTAACGACCCTGCGTCCATTAGTTCTTTCGTTGATATAACTTTAAACACGGGACCGAAGGAACCTTCAAGTACTAACTTATTAACTTGTATCTTGTCAAGTGTTCCGGTTGTACCAATTCTGAACTGAGCTTCGGTTGCTTTACCCATTATTGATATTAAAGACTTAGCTTTAAATGTATGGGCTTCATCGCCGATAACCATACCGAACTTTTTAAACCAATCTGCCCCTAAACGAAATATGCTTTGCCACGTGCTAATGGTTACGCGTTTACCGTGATTCTTTTCTTTTCCAGAGTAAATCATATGACAACTGTCTTCAGCAGAGAACCGTGAGTCAAACTCGCTGTAATCTGCGAAATCACCATACATTTGATTCACTAGAGACGTTGTAGGGACGATTATTAGAACATCTTTCTCGTATTCCTCAAGGTAATATAACAAAATGGAATATATGATTAGACTCTTACCAGAGGCTGTTGGAGATAATAAAAGCTGTCGGTGCTCTGTAATAGCTGATTTTATTGCCTTTAGCTGATAGCCACGATGTTCAATAGGTTTACCCCTTGAGCTGAACGTATACTTCTCTAAGAAACTAAGGGATACAGGAGCATCTTTGTTTGGCTGAGGTAATCCATACAACGAGTTGTTAATGTCCTCGAGATCATACTGGCGGGATGCACAAAAGGATTTAAGGTACTTATATAACCCAATCGCTAAACCTTTGTCTCTTTGGTTATATAGTCTAAGTTTGCCATCCCACATTTTGTTACGATATGATGGATGGAACTTATAGCCTTCAGCGAAAAAACTAAAAAACTCTGATAACTCCATACCAATAGAATCGTCGCATTCGATATGCATTGTTGAGAAATCTCTAAGTTTAACTTTTATTATATCAGGCATAATCCTTATTCTTTATGTTATACGCCACTTTGGAATTGTCTCCAAGCGATTGCATTTTTGATTGATTGGCTTCTCCATCGGATATTACCAATGATTTCGTCTAAAGTATCAACAGTGGCTTTATTGTATTCAATTACTTCCTGAGCCTTCTGTATATGTTCGTCAGCTTCTAAAAATTTATCAAGATCTCCCCTTAAAATTTTAAGGCCGTTGCATGGATCGTAATCCCAACCTAGATCGTCTATTTCATCTTTTGTTAATTTTCCGGTATACCAAAGATATTTGTTTTTGAGTAATACCTTGAATGCGCTTTCTTTTCGTTTTAATTGTAGTTTATAAATCGAATGGAGTTCAAGATATTTACCGTGTAACTTTGCGCTGTCAAGCGAAGCGTTATCTAAGTGTACTTCATCAATAATACAATCTCTATTCCACATAGCTAGAATATCAGTCAAATTCATCATAATGTTTCAATCTCTAAAGTAGTTTATAATATTGATATTGGAATGTTACGCTTGCCGTTAAATATTCGACATCGCTGACAGCTGAATCAAACTGTAATGTCGAAAGACTAATTGGAAAAGCACCAATGAATTGAATTTCACCGATAGCGTTATTGTGCGATGATAAAATGATTAATGTAATATCTCTGAACTTACCGTCAACTAATTCTTCATCTTTATTGATTAGCGATCCAATGATCCAATCGTGTATTTCTTTGTAATTCTTTAAATTCTCATCAACTAAAAACGTTAACTCAAGCGGTTCAAAACTCGCCCTGTCGCCAATCTCAAATCCAGTTCCTTGGCCAAATGGCGTAGGAGTAGCTTCAACATTTATAGATGGTATGCTTGCCTGTTGCACCTTGTATTGTACATCAGCATATACGGTATTGTCAATTACTAATCTGAACCCGTTAGGTGCAAGAAAGTTATCGTTTTCATTCCGACTATTTGCTTGATTAATTACTGCCTTCGCTTCATAAGCCATGTAGAGCTCCTCTTCTCAATTACAGTATTTATAAGCGAAAAAAAGGGGATCAATTACGATCCCCAATTAACAGTCCTAAGGTAGCATATTAGGATTAGTTTTTAATTATACGCCTTCGCCAAGGATGTTAGCAACCTTGAAGATTCTGTAGTACTGGTTAGAACGAACTGCTCCAACATCATTCCCTGGAGTTGTACCAACGAACGGGTTAGCAACCATACCGTAGCGAGTCTTGAACCCGATTTTAGGTTGGAAGGTATCTTGGTTAACAGCACGAACCATTGTTAACGGAACATATGGAGCGTAGAACAAACCAGCGTCATATGCATTAGCACCTTTGTAACCAACAGTTACGAAGTTAACAGTAGCATACGGGTCAAGATAAACCTTGACTCCGCCATTAAGTGTCCCAACCATAGTTGTACCAGTTACGTCAGAAGAGATACCTGCATTACCGCTTAGAGCAGTAGTGTTATCAAGCATACCTGAAGCAGAAAGTATAGCAGCAACGTCAGAAGAAACAAGGATAAAGTTACCTTTACCACGACGAGTCTCGATAGCAATTTGATTTGCTTCACGTTGGATTTGTACTAACAAACCTTTGTATTTTTCAAGAGACCAACGGCCATCAGCATCAACGTCAAGGTCGAATACACCAGCGTTTGCAAGATCGGCTTGTTGACAACCAAGCTTAGCACGTGAGTTAATTGTACGAACAACTTCACGGTTAATTTCAGCAAGGATCTCAGAAGACAAGATGTTAGCAAGTTCAGATTCAGCTTCTAGGCCGTGAACAGCTTTAAGATCTTGTGCAAGTTCCATTGTATACTCAGCTTTCAAAGCACGAGTCTTAGCAGTAACAGTTGCTTTCTCGATGCTGAATGACATTTCGCCAAAAGCAGTATCTTGACCGAAATCTTCGCCAACCGCAGTATCAACACCAGTACCGAAACCGAATGCATCATCAACGCCATCAGCAGGAGTAGTATCAACTGCACCAACACCACCTAATGAACTTGATTCGCCACCTTGAGTACCACCACCAGAGAAAGCAGAATTCGCTTCATCATGTAGAGCTTCAGTTCCACCTTGAGTACTATAACGTGATTTCATCGCGAAGATCAAACCAGTTGGACCAGTCATAGGTTGAACACCACATAGGTCATATGCGATAAGGTTAGGCATTGCACGACGTACTAAAGAGATCATTACCGGATCCCAGTTAGCCATAGGGCTTGCACCAGCATTTGTAGCATTAGCAGGAACTGCTTCTGACAAATGCTGTTGCTGACCACGTTCTTCAGCTAATGCTTTTTCGGTATTTTCTAAAACAACTGCAGTAACAGCTCTGCGGTGGTTGTCTTGAATGTTACCAGCTTCAGGCGCGTCAAGTAACTGGCCCCATTTTTCTTGTAGATTTTCTGAATTAAACATATATGTTTATCTCCTAGGTTTTATTTTAGTTTCTTGAGTGCGTCAAGATATGAGTTCATGGTTGAGGTAGTAACTTCGACTTTATCGTCAGCTTCGCCAGTTGGCTCAGTTACATCTTCTGTGATTGTAGATCCTTTCTTGAAGTAAGATTCTTTTAAAGTAACTACTTTTTCAACGAAAGATTCAGCCTTTTCAAATTCAACACCTTCAAGTAATGAATTCAATTTTTCAGCTTGAGCTACCGATAAACCTTTTGCAGATTCAGCGATAATACTGTCACGCATTAATTGATTAGCAGTCTGAGCAAGGCTCATATTCTTTTCAACTTCAGCGTTATAGCTTTCTTTGAGTTTTTCAACTTCAGCAGACAAGTTATCAACCAAATCTTCTTTTCCTTCCGGAACAGTTACATAATGGTTTTCAAACACAGTCTTCAAGTTGCTCATAAAGCTTTCAGCGATATCAGCACGAATGCCGGTTTCTAAAGCAATACGGTTTTCTTCGGCCCAAGATTCAACAACATAGTTTAAGTAGGAATCAACCTTCTCAACTAAATCTTCTTTTGTTGATTCAACAGCTTCGCTTAATTTTTGTTCGAACTCTTCATCAAGCTCAAGTACCTTTTCAGTTACTTTAGCGTTTAGAGCTGTTTCAAAAATAAGACTTGCTTTGGTACGGAAACCTTCGCTAAGAGTAGCTTCAGATTCAACGAGTGCATCAAGATCAGCTTTAAAGTTTTCTTTATTCAACTTAGCTTGTTTGATTTTAGCTGCGCTTTTAGTAGCGGCATCATCGTCACCAGGGACAAGATCAGCTTCTTCCTCGATTTCATCTTCGTCTTCGTCTTCGTCTTCGTCAGAGCCATCTTCGGCTTCTTTCATCTTCTTAGCTTCTTCTAAAGCATCTGCTTCCAAGTTATCCTCGTCAAGCTCTTCAACTTCTTCAACGAGTTCATCTTGGAGTTTATTTTTAACTTGCATATTTCTATACTCCTATTTTAAAAGTTGAGAGGAAATTGAAGTGTAAACACAATCTCAGTCTCGCTTATTCATAATACCCATAGATAAAACATAGTGATTTTTACTCACCTAATACTATTTATAAGAATTGAATTCTTAAAACAATAAATCTTTGAATTGCTTAACTAAAGCATCTTCATTAATAACTTTCTTTTTACTTTCTTCTTTAATCATTGTATGAAGCATTTCTTGTTTAACCCAAGAACCTTTAACTGCGTCATGAACCCAGTCTGCGCCTTCCATAATACCATTCACAAATGCGTCATGCGCAGATGGATCTTGTACTATATCAACGGTGCTTAATACGAAATCTTCACCAACCATGTTCTGGCCGCCTTTAGATAATAACGATCCCATACCACGAGAAGATACTCCAAGCTGAACTCCACCTTCAAGCAAACCTTTTGCAATAATACCCATTGGAGTATTAAGCAACTTAGCTTTACCAATAATGTCATTACCTTGCCATTTAAGTTCAGTAATAATATGAGATACTTTATCAAGGTTAATCGTTGGTCCTTCAGGATGGTTCAATTCACCAACTGATCGCTTAGTTTTTATATATTGCTCATCATAACGTTGGATTGCGCCCTCCATGATTTTCTTTGGATAAACACGCCCATTTCTGTTTTGTTTCTCAGATTGCATGAATATACCGCTGATGTACATATCTTTTTTAGATCCTGCGCCTTCAGTTATATATTCTAATTCGTGGTCAGTATGTTCTGTTATTAACTTCATCGGATTAACCTTTAGTATTTGCTAATGGGGTAATCAATAATGTGATCGCAGATCCTGACACTTTATCGGTCGAAGATTTGAAGAATAATTGCGTACCACCTGCTACCAAAGTAATGTCGCCAACTAATACATCGTTTGCATCAGTTATCGCTACTTTACCAACGGCACCTGCCGTATTGACGACACGAAATACTTTCGCGCCACCAAGATCAGTTGCGCTTATAAGAAGTGGCGCGGCAATCTCTGCACCGATAGGTTTAATTATTGCAGCCATTTCTAGTCACCCATTAATTTTATGAAATCTCTGACGCCCTTTTCGGCATCCCTTTGTGTCTTAAACTCGTCAAGCACTTCGTTATCAATATATGCGATAAACGATTGACCGTCTTTAGTTATTTTTGCTGTACTATTACCGAGAACTTTATATTTCTTAATCAATTTTTCTTCAGTAACAAAGTTCTTAATATCTTTATACGTTTTCATTGTTATCCGTAGCCTTATCAAACATTGACTTTGCGACATTACCTTTCATAGAAGAAACGCTATCGTACATTTTAGATTGCATTGCAGTTTCGAAGGCGTCTTTCGAGTCAGCCTTAGAGCCTGAATGAATTGCATCAATTAAATTTCTAGTATCCATATTAAATCCTCTTATTATATAAAGTTATTTATACTATTTTTGTAGTGCCAAATATTTATTAACAGTTAGCATTGCGTTCATTCTTTCGCCTGCAGAACCGGCAGTAACCATATCCACAAGTAACTTATTCCATACAGCATCAGATATTGCAGCTGCAGTTTCTTGTCCTACCACAACCGAAGCTGGCGCAGTTAATGCTTCACCTGCACTACCTAATATTTGATGCTCAACCGTAGGTCTATCCCATACCGCTTCAGCAATTTCTATAACATCTCCAGCTGTTACGCCTGAACCTGTAACTAATGTAATAATCTCAACTTGTGGTGGAACATAGTTAATATCAACTGAAGTTGTTATTGTAAGTGGTGTCTTATCAAAGCAGGCGATTCCTTCTTGCCCAGCATCCGTGATTATTGTACCGGTAATAGTTAATACATGTGAAACGTCATATGGTATAATCCTTGTACCGCTTTCACATCTAACATATCTTTCGGTCGACTTACCGCCACCTTTTGATACATTGCCGAATGCCCTAAGAAATACATCATAGTTTCTTAAAGACTCATCAGCCACTCGCAAAGCGCGCATTTCTTTATATATGTCGATAGGGTGTATACTTGCACCAACAGTATCGGGGTGCAAGTATATGTCTCTATTTGGTCCATCAATATTAGCTATTATTGTCATCGATTAATACTCTATCACCTTCAAGATAGGCTTCGGGATATGCTTCCAAAATCCAGCTCCTTGCCACTTTCTCAATAGCAATTCCAACTCCAGCAACACTTATCATATCAGCTGACTGAATAACTGGATCCGTATTCGGTATCACTTCTGTCCCGACGGCCATGATGGATTTGTTAATCATACGCTCTTTATTGATAGTCTGAGTAATCTTCCCATCGCTATCAAAAATTACACGTTGAATCCAAATCGCGGCAAAGGGCGGAGCCCCTAACCGCGGAGTGTCGATCAGAACTTGCTGAGCGCGTAATTCAATCATTACACGTTTGTTTCAGCAGGCGGTACACATGAAGCTGAGATTGAAGCTGAAATATCAGGATCAGTCATCGTAAAGATTGTTTTAGCAGCAGTAACGCCACCATCTCCTTCACATTCAAACACGACGTTTTTATTGATGCCTGTGGCTCCACCAACGCTATCTCCAGCATAATCAAACAAGAATGTTAAAGTACTGCCTGACAAGTATGGGTCTCCAGCAACCGTACCTTTAACCGCATCACCCGCAGAATCTAATACTGTGATTGCTCCTGCAGTACCGAAATCGTTACCAGCGTTGGTTTCAAAGAATGCATGGAACCAAGCATTAGCATCAGCAACGGCTCCTGAACCAACGTTAACACCAATTGATAAAAAGTTAGGATACGTTCTAGTAGTTGCGGAATCATCTGTGAATATTACTGATGTTCTATCAGTACCCAACAGCCCTTCAATAAACAAACCATTACTATCAGCACCAGATTGTGGTAGAATTTTACCGGCTGCGTTATATGTATACCATACACCGTTTGCTTGACCGTTTGTAGTGTTACCAACATGAGCGTTAATATCGGCATCCTGTGTCGCGATTGCGTCAAGATAAGCAATACATTCAACTAATGTTGCTCCACTTGGATTATTCAATACCCAAGTAAATTCAGTAGTACCACCGGTTTCATTAAATCCGGCTTCTACTTGAGGAACAGCAAGCTCTTCAAGTGTCATATTTAACCATACACCAGTTTGAGATGCTGGGGTTGCGTTATAAACACTAGCAATTGGATGATCGGTTGTATTAGTAGTTAAGTGTACAGATTCACCTAGTGCGAATCCCGTTGAATATCCATCCATCTGAGACACACCAGACGAGGTTAGATTTTTCTCATCGGCATTCTGTCCGTACGTGCGAATCTTCATCGTAAGTTCGCCACGTTCATCAAATGTGGTTGTGTTAGCATCAACAGTAATATTGCCCTGAACCTGAACAGCTTCATCAATTGGGCCAACTTTATTATAACTTGTTGGTGCACCTGAAGTAGGATGTCCTGCTGCGGCTTGATAGTATGGTTGAGATCCTGCAAGGATTGTTCCTAACGACACTGTTCCATAATAGATACGTCCGATAGCGCCAGTACTATCTCGTTCAATCCAACCAGAACCACGCACTTTAAAGCGATCATCGGTTGTATTTGATGTTGCACTACCATCGCCATCATCAAATTTACGTCCGTTGACTAGCTCGTAAGCTCCACCAAACTTAAACGTACCTTTAAAGAAGTAATCGTATTGTCTTAATACTTCATCTGCTTTTCGTTGTTCACGCTCAAAAGCGTATAGTGCTTCTAGCTTTACACCATCAGCTTCAATAAGCGGGTTAGGCGCTGAAGCGGATCCGCCGCGGCCTGACATGTCAATCGTTGCTTGCTCTTCAGCTGTTATTAATTCGATTCTGCCGGTTGCAACGTCAAAAAAGACATTACCAGTAGGTGTTCCAGTTCTACCTTGAGTAGACTGTACAAGACCTAAAGTAGCAGAATCAAAGTTACTTAAATCAATAAGTGCCATTTGTTATTCCTCGGTTAAGTGTTTATCTAATATATCAGCAAGCCTTTCGTTTTCTTGTGATAGTAATTTTAGTTTAATATCATAATCAGCTTTTATATTTTTCATACCGTCATCGTTTAATCTTTTACCTTCGATTAAACCTGCTTGATAAGCACTCAATTCAAAGGGTCGTGCAAATTCTAGAAAGTCCATTGCTCCGCTCGCGCTGAGTTCTCTTGGCAAAAACGCTAGCACTTCTGCGGCTTGGTTTAATACCTGCCACCGGGGTTCATCTCCGCCTTGCTGTTGAGTACAGTAAGCGCTTTGTAATGGTTTAAGTTGTGTCATTTAAATGTCCAGTATTATTAATATTGTATTTATATTAATTATAAATTGGTATCGAGTACCGGCGAAACTGCCAACGTTGCAGAAGCACTTTCTAATGTATAGTTTGTGAGTGCTTCTTCATACCCAACGGCCAGTATTTGAATTTTGACTGCGTTTGTTACTCCAGCATGGACAAAGACCCAAGATGTCGTGGCGCCGATGTCCTCAATGCCATACAATTCAGTATTGTTATTTCCGAAATCTACTATTTCATTATCATAAATTCTTACTTCAGAATTAGGAATTAAGCCAGTTATTGTGAGCGTTACCGGTGGTGCAACCGTTCCGTTTACATCTGTACGTGTGCCGTTAAACAAAGCACCATTCAATAATGTAATGACACCTGTTGTAACCATATCACCAACAAATGTACTTGTTTTAATAGTTATAGTGTTTCCACTAATAGCAAAAGCAACACCAGCAGTGGCATCTATGTTTACGTTGTAAGCACCTGCGTCCGTTAGGTTGCCTGAACGCGTTACAAGCGTAGCAATCTGACCAGCAAAGTTAGTATATAGGTTTGACTTAGCTCTATCGTAGAACTCAAGGGAATCGTCAAGCGTTGAGTAAGCGTCTACTGTTGCTCGAACAGGTTGTGTTATCAATGGGTCAAGAAATAAAACAACACTTGCTTCACTTTCTCCTAGCCCTGCTAGATCAATATCAAGTTGCGTTTGTATTAAATAGTTATAAGCAATAATAGTAGCGTCATCTGCAAAATTAAAATCAGTAGCTTTTGTTTTATATAAAGGCTCAAGAGGTTGCGAATTTACACCAACATTTTCTCCTCCAAAAATGCCAGTATAACTGAGCATTTTATCGATGGTCGCTAAACCAGTTGCACCTGTAGTTTCACTATACTCATCTATATTTAATACTTGATTCCCTGAAACCAAACTAACATAACTAGAGCTTGAATAGCTCCTTGTAGTAGATTGAATGGTGTCTTTCATGTAGACAACGCAATCTGACAAAGCAGAACCACTTAAATTTTTAACTGCAAAGTTTATATTTTTCCTTAACTCAAAGACTCCATTGGCGGCACCGCTGTTTATGTGTACACCCGCCTTTGGTTCTTGTGTTTTAAATCCATATACTAAGTAATTACTCCTACCAAAGAATCCCGCATCTTTTGTGTTATTTTCTGGGGCATAATCTACTAAGACTAAAGGCGCGGAGTTAGTGTCAAGAATCCCTTCTTGGTTGTCTCTGGGAGAGTAATTTAACAATGAAAGAGAAGTTGCGGCTGTCAATGCGTTAGTCGTGTTGTAAGCAATAAAGCCATCGACGTCAATATGCCCGCCAAATTGGGCGCGTATCATAGATTTATTACCGTCACCAGCTACACCACCTTCATAAGCTCCATTAGATATGTTTAAATAACTAGCAGAGTTCATAGTGTTCAACGCACCATTTACTTTTAGATACCCCCCATTAATATTTAGTGTGCCAGATTGAACTCTAACTCCATAAGTCTCTCGCCATGAGAGACCCGCCACTCTTGTCGATAGCAGTTGTGGCCTACCTAAATTTTGGGATAAATCTGCATTGCTTATATAACCTTCAATGGTATATATACCACCAAAAACATAAACAATTAAATCAGGGGAGCTTGCTGTTATTTCTAAATATTCATTAGCTTTATGCGTTAGAGTACCCGTAACCTTCAATTGGTAAGGCATTGTGTAAGTCGTGGTTTCTAAGTTGCTATTTGTTACAACACCAGTAACGCCACTAAGCCCCGCAAGGGTAGTGTCTGTACCTGTTTGTGTTATGACACTGCTTGATAGTGCGAAAGCCATATTTAGCTCCTATTACGCTGGGTTAGTGTAAGTATACGTTAAGCGGTCATCCCAAGCTTTATCAAAATCAGCTGAGCCGTTTGACCATACTATATTTATATCATTCTTGTTTACACCAGACAGTTCTTCAACTCGCTTTATTCGCCAAGTCACAGCCGATGTTGATGATCCAGGGATCGCTTCGCCGATATAAGTAAAAACTCCATCGACGTCTATTAATTTATTATATTGCACTTCTAACTCCACCTTTAACCTGTCTAATACCGAAAGGAATGATTCCGATTCGAATTTTTTAATAGTAGGATTAAATACAAGTATTGATTCTCCTTCTATCTGAGATCGTTTCTTCATTACAACATCGCGGTTATCCATAATTGAATATGAACCACCACCGCTTACGTCACCATTACTTGTAGGTCTTGACGCAAGTTCAACCATCTTAGTATTAATGGTCTTCTTAAATTTATTGAACTCGGTATCAATTATCTTTCGGAATTTATCGAACTCGGTACCGTCTTCTTTACGATAAGCTTCGACTTGATCATTCAAAGATTGACGTAACTTATCTATATCTTGTTCTATCGAAACATCAATTGTTTCAAGTTCTACTTTTATCTTTTCTTCAAGATGACTTATATCAGGAGTATCGCCTTTTAATCCGTCTTTGCCTTTAAGTCCATCTTTGCCTTTAAGTCCATCTTTGCCTTTAAGTCCATCTTTGCCTTTAAGTCCATCCTTTCCTTTAAGTCCATCCTTTCCTTTA